CAGGGAGTTTGGAAGAAGAATCGGTGCAAAGGAAGAAGAAGCATTTTTCATCGGTGACGGAGCAGGAAAACCTACAGGTATTTTCAACGCAACAGGCGGTGCTGAAACAGGAGTGACAGCTGCAAATACCACCATTACGTTTGATGATGTCATGGATCTTTACTATTCCCTTCGTGCTCCATACCGTAACAAGGCAGTATGGCTTCTGAATGATTCGACCGTTAAGGCGATCAGAAAACTGAAGGATGGAAACGGAAATTATATCTGGCAGCCCTCTGTAAGGGAAGGAGAGCCTGACAGAATCTTAAACCGTCCTTACCGTACATCCATTTATGTGCCGGAGCTTGCAGCAGGAAAACGTGTGATGGCATTCGGTGATTACAGTTATTACTGGATCGCAGAACGCCAGGGCAGAAGTTTCAAGAGACTGAATGAGCTTTATGCTACAACGGGACAGGTTGGATTTCTCGCTTCCGAGCGTGTTGACGGCAAGCTGATCCTGTCTGAAGCAGTGAAAACACTGGACGTGAAAGCTGCAGGAAAGTAGGTGGGCTGAATGTTTGTAACGCTTGAGGAAGCCAAAGGGTATCTGAGGGTGGATTCATCAGACGAGGATAGTTTTATCCTCGGTCTGATGGAAACTGCAAATGCCTTGATTAAAAATGTAACAAGACGGACTCCAGCGGTACTTAAAAAGCATGAAGCAGTTGTGCGGACAGCGGAATTGTATGTGATCGCTTACCTTTATGAGCACAGGGAGGAAGCCGACCATAAGGCCATGACGGAGACCGTGAAATATCTGCTCTTTGGCATACGGAAGGAGAAGTTTTAATGATCGAGTTGATGCGTGACCGGATCACGCTCCAGAAAAGTTCCGTGAAAACAGATAAGATCGGAAACCATACGGCAGTCTGGGAAGATGTGTATTCCTGTGCTGCTTATGCCAATAACCTGTCTGGAAAAGAATACTGGGCAGCAAAGCAGTTGAATGCCCAGTCTGAACTGGATTTTATTATCCGGTACTGCAGTGAGGTGGCAGCCCTGGACAGTGAGCATTACCGCATCAGGTTCCGTGGGGATCTTTATAATATTACGTTTATTGATAACGTGCAGTATAAAAACAAATCTGTCAGGATCCGTGCAGAACGGATCAAACGGTGAGGTGAATTGGAAATGGCAAAGAAGATCAAAGCGGATGCCCTTGCATCGGAAGTCATGAAAGAGTTGGACGATTATTCCAGCCTGACTACGGAAGTGATGAAGAAGGCGGTCAGAAATGCCGGAAAAACAGTCCGGGAGGAGATCGCAGACACAGCACCGAAAAAGACCGGAACTTATGGAAAAAGCTGGACGGTCAAAAAGACAGGGGAAGACAGTAAGTCCCTGCAGGTAACGGTACATTCCAAAAACCGATACCAGATCGCTCATCTCCTAGAGCATGGACATGCAAAAAGGGGAGGCGGCCGGGTAGCAGCAAGACCGCATATTGCACCTGCAGAGGAGACTGGAATCCGCCAGCTTGAGGAAGAAATCGAGAGGGGGATTCGGAATGGATGATCTGGTTAAGATGATGGAAGAAACAGGACTGCCATTTGCCTACGACCATTTTGAAGAGGGCGAAGCACCGGAGCCGCCGTTTGTATGTTATCTTCTTCCGCAGAGTAATCACTTTTCTGCGGATGGGAGGGTGTATCTGAAGCTTACGGAAGTCCATATCGAACTGTATACCGACTGTAAGGACTTGTCGGCAGAACAGAAAGTGGAAGCCGTGCTGGATAAGCATGGCATTTTTTATGAGAAATCTGAGGTATGGATTGAAAGCGAAAAGCTGTATGAAGTCCTGTATTCATTTGAGATGGAGGTTTAGACATGGGAAATAAAGTAAAATATAATTTGAAAAATGTCCATGCGGCAAAGCTGACGGAAACGGTAAGCAGCAGCGGTGAAACGACATTTTCTTATGAAAGTCCAAAAGCGATCCCAGGAGCAGTCAGTATCAGTCTGGATGCGGAAGGGGAATCCACACCGTTTTATGCAGACGGCATCGTGTATTTCCGTTCTGTGACAAATAACGGATACAGTGGTGACCTGGAAATTGCACTGATCCCGGAGTGGTTCCGGACAGAGATCTTACAGGAGAAGCTGGATGGAAAAGGTGTGCTTGTGGAAAGTACAAATATCGGGGAAAGCGTGAAGTT